AGTATAGACCTGATGGGATAGTTAGTGGTGAGGACATATGGCAAGCAGTTATAAAGGAGGACACCTCTGAATGTCAGCCCTATCCGTATGCTTCACTCAACACTATGACACACGGACTGAGACGAGGGGAGCTGGTAACACTTTGTGCTGGATCAGGGATAGGTAAGTCCTTGTTCTGTCGTGAAGTATGTCACCATCTCCTTGAGCTTGGCGAGACAGTAGGTTATATAGCACTGGAAGAATCAGTCAGACGAACTGCACTTGGCATCATGGGCATCCATCTAAACAAACCGTTGCACCTAGAGAATGATCTGAAGGAGGAGGAGTTACGCAAAGCATTCGATGAGACTATGGGTAACAAGAACTTCTATACCTATGACCACTTCGGAAGTACGGAGAGTGATAACTTATTAAGTAAGATCAAGTACCTGTGCAAAGGATTAGGTTGCAAGTGGATATTCCTTGACCATCTATCTATTGTAGTTAGTGGTATCCAAGGTGATGATGAACGAAGGTTAATTGATAATACCATGACACAACTGAGAAGCTTAGTGGAAGAGACAGGATGTGGAATGGTACTTGTGTCACACCTTAGAAGACCACCGAATGGTGGAGGACATGAAGAGGGTGGAGTCACTAGGTTATCAGACCTAAGAGGTAGTCATTCGATACCACAACTCAGTGATATGGTAATAGGACTAGAGAGAAATCAACAAAAAGAAAACAATAACGAAACAAAAGTAAGAGTCTTAAAGAATAGATTCTCAGGTGAGACTGGGCTTGCTACTACATTGTTATACGATCAAGACAGTGGCAGGTACACAGAAGATGAGAATGTATTCAAAGACAAAACAACAACAACCAACAGCGGAGCGAGTCCGTTTTAATAATATGAATAGATATATAAAAAAACTAGCAGCTAAAATAATTGAGATTACATTTCTAGAATGTATGCCAACAGAGGATAAGTTACTTGAAATTAGGCATCGTGCCACAGAGATTATATCAAATGCAAACAGCAACCCAGATATGCTTCCTAATAAACAAGAAGCTTTATGTATGAAACTCGATCATGTTATTGAGCAGCTAAGGTGGGTGGGTTTAAAATATAACAATCTAGATTTTGAGAGCGGAAAAGAAGGAGAACTGAAAAGTGAGTGGTGTTATTTATACCACGAATATTTAACGCTTATTTCTAAGCTTACAGTAGAACATGACTTTGAATGTATATCAGCGAAGGAAGCTCCTAAGATGGTTTGGTTTAACAAATGGCAAAAGGAGAGAGAACAAGCATAATGAAAGAACAAGAATACCACAAAGAGGGAATTAACTTAATAGAAAAAGAGTACAACGATAATTATGTTGAGGGCGATTTAGCTAAGATAGCTATCAGAGGTCACAAAGCTTTTAAGCTTACAATGAAATTAAATACATACGGAAGAAAATACGGTCTTGGATGGTTTGGAATGTTTATGACAGGTTTATTTTATGGTGCTTATCTTCATTGCGAAGACGAAGAGCAAGAGGAGCAATTAGAAACTTTTTTTAAAACAGCAAAGAGAATAAAAAAGGAGACACAGCAAGCATAATGAAAATACTATTCTTTGATATAGAAACAAATGGCATAGAGGACTTCACTAATCTGAGTGACCTCAAGGTCTGTCATTGCTTGTCGATCTACGATCCAATAGCAGGTAAGATGATTACCTTTAGTGGTGATGGGATAAAAGAAGGAACAAGGATGTTAGCTAAAGCTGACAAGATCATCGGACATAACATCGTAGGTTTTGACCTACCTGTGTTAGCTAAGTTGTATGACTTCTATCCTCCATTAGCACAAGTACAAGATACATTGGTAATGAGTAGGTGTATATACCCTGACCTTAGAGAGGATGACTTCAAACGAAAGGACTTTGATCCTAAGATGGTTGGTAGTCACAGCTTGAAAGCTTGGGGACACAGGATGGGTAAGATGTTAAAGCTTACTTACGGAGAGAATGAGGACGCTTGGGACAGCTACAATGAAGAGATGAAGAAGTACTGTGAACGAGATGTCCTTGTTACTAAGACCTTGTACGAACACTTCCTAAGTAAAGAACCTAGTAAGAAGATGGTAGACATAGAACATTGGTTCGCTTACATCATACGCTTACAGGAAAGCAAAGGGTTTGGGTTTGATATACCAGCAGCAGAAGTGTTAGAACAAAAGTTGATCCTGTTAAGAGCAAAGCTACAAGATAAACTACAAGCGATGTTTGAACCTACCGTTAAGAAGATGAAGACTCCGAAGGGATACACATTAACTGTTGAACGCACGGACGGAGTTGAAGTAATTAACGCACCTACAAAAGCAAAGTTAAAAGCTATACTAAAAGAGAGAGGTATGGTACAGAACTTAGTTAACAAAGCTGAAGCACTCGATGTAAAGGAGGAGATCATACCTTTCAATCCTGGTAGCAGGAAGCAGATCAAAGAACGCTTTGAAGAACTAGGCTATGAGATACCTGTCAGTGAAGACGGTAAGACTATAAAGGTTGATGAACCTACTCTTAAAAAGATAAACCACCCAGCTGCCGAGCTTCTGCTCGAATATTTGTTAGTCGTAAAAAGACTAGGAGCATTGGCTGAAGGCGAGAATGGGTGGCTTAAACTAGTTAAAGATAAGAGGCTACACGGACGAGTCAATACAAACGGTGCAGTCACAGGTAGATGTACACATTCCAAACCTAACTTAGCACAAGTACCAGCTACAAGAGCAGAGTATGGTAAGGAGTGTAGAAGTTTATTCATCCCACTTAACGGTAATGTATTAGTAGGTGTTGACGCTAGTGGGTTAGAGTTAAGAATGCTGGCACACTACCTAGCTATTTGGGATGGTGGTGAGTACGCTAGGAATATATTAGAGGGTGACATCCACACAGTTAATCAACAAGCTGCTAAGTTAGAGACGAGAGACCAAGCTAAGACATTCATCTATGGATTCTTATACGGTGCAGGTGACGCAAAGATTGGACAGATAGTGGAAGGTTCAGCAAGAGAAGGAGCAATCTTAAAGAAGAAGTTCCTGTCTAACTTACCTGCGTTAAAGATATTAAAGATAAAGATAGAGGAGAAAGTCAGACGCTCTGCTTGTTTAACAGGACTAGATGGTAGAGTATTACCTGTCAGATCAGAACACGCTGCACTTAATATGTTACTTCAATCAGCAGGTGCTGTGGTTATGAAGGTAGCACTTATAAAGCTACACAACAAACTACAGCAGTTAGGATGGCAACATGGTAGGGAGTATTCTTTTGTAGGTAATATCCACGATGAGTTCCAAGCTGAAGTTAAACCTGACCTCGCTGAGACATATGGAGAGTTAGCAATCAAAGCAATCCAAGCAGCAGGTAAAGACTTAAAGTTGAACTGTCCTATGGATGGTGAGTATAAGATAGGTAAGTCATGGGCAGAGACACACTAATATGAAAACGGAAACTTGTACCAAATGTAACAAAACAAAACCCATAACTGAAATGATTAAAGATAAAAAATCAAAAACAGGTTACGGAAAACGGTGTATACTTTGCAGGAGAGAGCAACAGAGGGAATGGCAAGAAAAGAACAAAGACTATTTTGAATCTTTAACACGAAGACAGCATCTTAAAAGTAGATACGGTATAACTCCTGAAGATTATGAAGAAATGTTATCAGAGCAGAAAGGTAAATGTGCTATATGCAATCGACATGGACAAAGCTCAGGTAATAAGAGGAGATTAGATGTAGACCATTGCCATAAGACAGGTAAGATAAGAGGTCTGTTATGTAACAGATGTAATCAATCAATGGGTAAAGTTAAAGACGACATAGATTTGTTAAAGAAGTTCCTAGCTTACCTAATTGGATGGGAAAGAAAACATGACAGCGGAACTTGAACACGATTACTACTTGAAGGTTGCTGAATTGTACGATACAGTTGACCTAACATTTCCTATGCCCTCATCTAACACACAACGAATAGGAGCGATAGCAGAGTCTAGGTTTACAACAGAGTGTTTAGAAAGAAACTTTGAACCGCACCTACCTACCACACCCATGCCTTGGGACTTTATTGTTACTTGTCCAGCAGGTACTTTAAAAGTTCAGATCAAAGCTTCAAGCAGGAAGTCATCTGTTAATACATACTGTATAAATAGTGGAGCAGGATGTAAGAGTAAGGATGTTATGTGTGAGACAATAGATGTTGTAGGCTGTTACATTATACCTGAGCAAACTTGGTGGATGATACCGAGAAAAGAAATAAAAGGAGTAACACTAAAGTTAAACATCCTACCAGATAGTAAATCAAAATATAAAAAATACCAACAGAACTGGAGCATATTCTATGAGTAAAACAACCATACTAATTGACGCAGATGTATTAGCATTTGAATCGTCAATCATAGCACAAGAAAATATACAATGGGAAGAAGAGCTGTGGACTGTACACGCAGACATGACAGTAGCAAAGGACAGAGTCATTGGAAGGATAGAACAATTCAAAGACTTACTCAAAGCAGATGAAGTAGTGTTAGCACTTAGTGACCGAGCAAACTTCAGAAGGAAACTATTCCCTGACTACAAGTCTAACAGAAGAAAGTCAGTACTGCCTGTCATCTTAAAACCTATGAAGGAATGGATGATTAATGAACTAGACGCACAACTGTGGGCTAACATAGAAGCTGATGATGTGTTAAGTATCTTAGCTACTGAGTATCCTAACAGACAAGACAAGCGAATCATAGTTAGTATAGACAAGGACTTCAAGAGTGTACCAGGAATCTTCTACGATTATAACAGAGAAGAATACCATGAACCCACAGAAGAAGAAGCAGATAACTTCCATTTGATACAGACATTGATGGGAGATTCTACGGATGGATTCAGTGGAGTCAAAGGAGTCGGTCCTGTTGCAGCTGAGAGATGGTTGAATGATAACGGATACACTTGGGAATCTGTTGTAGCTTTGTATGAGAAGAAAGGACAGACAGAACAGGATGCTTTAACAAATGCTTGGATGGCAAGACTACTAAGAAAAGAAGAATACAATAAAAAACAAAAACAAATAACAAAACTATGGACACCAAAGAACTACCAAACAGCGGACAAAAGGAGAATTACATCACAGGTGCACAGCGTGACAGGGCTACTGGACGAGGACGATTCAGCCTTATTCCTCCAATCGCCCTTCGATCCCTTGCCCAACGATATGAAGAAGGAGGAAGACTCTACGGAGACAACAACTGGCACAACGGATTCCCACTCAGTAGATTAATAGACAGTATGAATAGACATCTGTTAGCGTTGAACGAAGGAGATGAATCAGAAGATCACGCAGGTGCTATACTGTGGAATGCTAGTGCTTTCCTGTGGACAGAGGATCAAATAACAAAAGGTAACTTACCTCAAGAACTAGATGATAGGAGTTATATAAACAAATGATCGCACCAATAAAAGAAGACGAACCTTTAAAAGCTGATGGATTTGATGAAGCTATTATAGGTGTGGATTATAAACAAGGTAAGTATGTATATGCTATAGAACTTATGTTAGAGAAGATGATGCAAGAACCTAGTAACATGACAATGGAAGAAGCGATAGAATACTTTGACTTCAACATAGGGTGTGCTTATGTAGGAGAGATGACACCAATATACATATGGACTAATACAGATGCTAATGAATAACGAAGAAGAACTACTACCAGCTATAAGTGAAACTTTAGTTAAAAGATTAGAGAAGCTATTCCCTGATAAATGTCCTGACTTGACGAATACAGAAAAAGATGTTTGGTTTAAAAGTGGACAAGTGTCTGTAATTAGATTTCTAAGACAAACTTATAACGAACAGCTTCAACAAAACATCTTAACAAAAGACTAACTATGTGCATGTCAACACCAGATATTCCTCCTCCTCCTCCAGAGCCAGCTCCTATACCTACTCCACCACCACCTGCCAAGGAAGCTAAAACCGTAGCACAGATGCAGCCTAAGAAGAGAAGAAGAGGAGCACAAGCTCAGTTAGCACGAACTGCTAGACCTACACTAGGTGGTACTTCAGGTGGTACTGGTGTTAATATGTCTTAACAAACTTTTTATTAACTAATAACTATATATTATCATGCTTCGCACACTCTCAAAAAAGACTTTGCTATCATCTGTTACTTCTACAGGGGCTGGCAACTCATTCTCAGTAGAGCGTTCTAAGGGTTGGACCTTTGTAATCGCTTCTTCATCAGTAAGTTCAGGAGGTACAGTAGACATAGAAGCCTACATCGGTGGTGCTTGGTATGTTGTTCACTCTGAAGTAGTAATCGCAGACGGAGCGGTAATGGTCAGAGATG